AATTTTATAGCAAAAGCAAAAGAAAGTCCATATAACATATTATATAATAAAATTATAGATTATACTTTTAATGAAGAGAAACAGCAATTAGAATGGAATATAAAAGTTGTATCTCAATCAAATGGAGATTTAAAAAACAACTGCTATTTAGCATTGACATCTGCAATAGATGAATGCATTTGCTTACCAACTGTAAAAACAACAATAAACGTATATTTTTTCGAAGGAGATGAACAACTAAAAATTGCAACAGTGAAAGATATTGATTTTGATTTTATGATAAGAAGATGGAATATATTATGCGATATAGGAGTGAATACGGATCATTTAACTACAGATTTAGAAAAGGATTTAGGGGAAAAACTTATTCAAGATAATATAATTAAAAACATGAAGGTTGATTATTGGAACGAATAATTGACAAAGAACACTTACTTTATTAGTAGGTGTTTTTTTATCCTCAAAAGGAAGTGAAAAAAATGTCAAATGAAACACAAATAGGACAACTAGTAATTAATTTAAAAATAAAGACAGA